GTTAAATCTTCGCTATTGATTATATTTACAATTGGTCTACTATTATTTGGGTCTTTCTTGAGAGAAACATAGGGTATTCCATTGGAGTCAAATGATGAGTATGGGTCATATTCAGTAACACATAAATTAAATATATCCTCTTTGGAGACACCATATCGAGCCATCTCTATTGGGTTTAATTTGATGTAGGTTACATTTCTACCTGGTACCTGGTGCCAGTATACACGCATTGAGCCAAAGTTATTCTTTAGTGGGTCATCTTCTGGTCGCTCAGCATCGGTTAGTAATTTTTGGAATAGGTTAATGCCATTTGGTGTGCTGGTTATTACCATTTTGGAATTCTCGATGGAGATGAGTGTTGGTTGGATTGATTTGTAGAAAGCCTCGGATATGTTGTTGTGGATGTAGGCGAACTCATCGACGTAAACGAAATCGGCTGTATTACCAATTGAAGATGTCTTCGTCATCGTAAACGCCTTCATCCTACACCCATTCTCAAACTTAACCGTCCTCTGATTCCAAACCGACACCCCCTGTTTCAAGAAAAAAGGAAGTCCCATATAAATATCCTTAATCTTATCCATAATCTCAACCGCTGTATCAAACTTGTTTGCAGCAATCAAGACATTCTTCGTATTATTAAACAACATATAATGTAGAATATAAATTGCCGATGAGATTGTATTATGTGATAATATCCCATTTGTATAATATCGATGATTCTCTCCATTTATCGTTAAATCACACATGGATGTCTTTTTCTTTGAGTATCTTATAGAAATAACTTTATGAATCCCAGAATCAGTGAATAAACAATCACCTATATTCAAATCTTTAGCATAAATTTCATTTAAATAATTATCGAATAATATATGGGTATCAGCACATGATAGCTGATAGCCATTGGATAATACTATATCATAATGTCTATATGGTTGTGTTATATGTATGTGTGATGTCTGAACTAATCCAGTATCAGACATGACTAATAACTCCTCTTCTAACTCAATCGTATCGATAATCTTCTTAGTTGAATCTTTCTCATCTAGCTTAAGTTTTCGATATTCTATTCGTTCTATTAATTGGATTAATTTATATAATATAAATGTTAATATTTTACTCATTTAATTCTTTTATTTTATTTAATAATATTTTATCTATATTGTTAAATTCCCAGTAAGGTATTCGTAATAGGTTGATATTATTATCTATACAGTATTTATTTTTAATATTGTCGTTCCTATTGATTGAAATAAGGCTTCTATCTCCACCAAAGTAATCGATTGCTTCATAATGTTGTTTACCATCATATTCTATACACAAGTTATATATAGGTAGGTAGAAATCAAATCGTAATTCTTTTCGATATATACAATCATTAAATCTATATTGGGTATAGTATAGAATATTGTTATTTTTAATCCAGTTAAGAATTGTCTGTTCGCCTTTGGATATTTTACACATATTACATCCTTGTCCATTTAGATGATTACCTGGTCTTTGTTGAAAATCTCCGTGTATAAGACATGTTATAATAACCGGTTCCTTTCTAGATACATATACACATTTTGAGTAATCATAAAGATATCCCTTCTCTTTGGCTTTCTTTATAAACAATTCGGTGTTTGATGTAATATTATTAGCACATACTCCACATCCTTTATTGTTTAAATGTGAGTTAGCTATTTGTTGAAAATCTCCATGTATAGGACAGGTTATCGTAACTTTGCTTTTACTATCTGTATATACACATTTGGAATAGTCGTATGAATAATTATGGATTATATTTGACTTAGATATAAACTCATCAGTTGTCATACTATTATAGCAAGTTAAACATCCTTTCTTATTTAGATGTGTTCTAGCATTAGTTACTTTGATTCCGTGTAGTTTACATATAAATTTAATTTTGGTATTATGTGTAATAATTGGTTCGTCTATAATATACTCATAGCGGTTTGAGTATATTATATTGGCTTTATTGATATATGATAATTTAGTATAGTTATTATAGGTGCATAACTTACAACCATTCCCACGTAAGTGACTCTGTGCGTTGATTGTGAACATACCATGTGCCTTACATATCATGGATACTTTACTTCTTGAGTTTATGTAAATAGTATCGTCATAAATATATAAGTCTTTGTGTATCAACTTACACTTATTTATATATTCATCAGTTGTTAATTTTAACATAATTTAAGCGATGAATATATTTATAAAGTATATACTTTAATTTATCAAATATAGTTCGATTCTTTTTATATTTAAAGTATAGTTCATATAGCGGAATTTCAATTAATGTTTCTGTTAGTTTATCATAAGCTAACACGCTAGTTACCATATCAACACACTTACCGGTTTGTCTTGCTGATAAAAGGATACTAAATTTATTATCATCATACATATCCAATATATCTAACTGATAATCCCTTAATTTAATAGTTCGATAAGAACCATCTTCGACCTTTACTTTACAGAAATTATTTGCAAAATATTTCACATCGAGTTTACATTTTATATAGTGGTCGAGTTCATCATTTGACATTCTAAATGATAATCCTTCTCTTCTGATATCTTGCATATTGGAGAAGAAAGGATTCTCCGTACGAGATACTTGGAATCCATCATCTAATTTCTTAGTAACACTCTCTACATATGGAGTTGAGAATACTATTCTTTTTTCATTTGACATTATAGTTCTATTTTATTTTTTAGTATATTCTCGATGTTATTTAAATCCCAATGTGGTATTCGTAATAACTTAATATTATTATCTTTACAATATTTATCCTTAATACTATCATTTTGCTTAACTATTTCAAACCGGTTTAATCCACCGAAATGTTCGATTGGTTTAAAATGCTGTATCCCATCGTATTCAATTATTGTATTATAATTTGGTAAATAGAAATCAAATAGTAATTTACGTTTATTCCTACATTCATTGAATGACTTTTCATCTTCATAAATAATATTATTATTTTCTAACCATTTCATTATTTTTATCTCTGCTTGGGATTTGTTACATTTCTTACACCCATGTCCACTTAGATGGTCTCTAGCGATTTGAGTGAAGTCACCATGGATAGGACATGTTATTATGATACTATCTCTTGCTGTCTTATATTTAGTCTTAGAATATATATATAAATTCGTATGTATATTTGATACTTGTTTTATATATGTTTCATGTGTTTTTTTAGAGTTAATTTCACACATATTACATATACCACCTCTTAAATGCCAGGATGGATTAATTGAGAAATCACCGTGTATTTTACATATGATTGTAATTGGTGTTTTATTATTTAGATAAACTAATTTTGAATAATCGTATAGATTCTTATGTATAATATTAGCCTCGTTTATATAGGATATATTTGTCTTTTTTATATTATTAGCGCACTCCGAGCATCCATGTCCTTTTAGATGAGAATCCGGTCTAATATCAAATACCCCATGTATTTTACATATTACTTGTATAGGTATTTTATTACCTAAATAGGTAACTAATGAATAATCATATAATCCTCGATGTTTCTTATTAAAGTCTGTGATGCATTGTTCATTTGTTTTTCTAGTACTATACTTACATTTTGGACATCTCTCACCATTTAAATGGTTTATAGGTAGTGTTTTGAATACACCATGGTTATTTATAGTACATTCTACTTCAATTATAGTAGATTCATCTATATATTTAGTCTTATCATAGTTATACACTGACCCATGTGCTTTTATAGCATCTTTTACAAATATATCTATCATCTATCTATATATTTGGGAAGGTGTTATATCTTTTTATATATAATTATACAAAAATAATTAGATGTGATATGGCTACTCAGAACCAACAAAAGAAGACCGATTTGGGTGATGAATTTGATAAAATACAAGGACAACATTCGAACTTAAGCGTTAAGCAATATCTTGTAGATGTGGATGATGATTTACCTGGATTCGGTGAATTGGAACTATATGATTATGATACAGACCTTAAGAATATTAATGAAGAATCTAAGGAGATTTTAGATGAATTGGTTGATTTATATCTGGGTGACGCACAGGAAATAAAAACTCATCCATATATAATTAGGAAGAAAAAAGAAGATGCTCGTATATATGCTTCGTCGTTTTTCTTAGAGCGGATGAGTGAGAAGGTTCTTTTACAGATACTTAGGCAGATTGATAATGGTGATAACGGTGCTCGTATGTACGAAGTTCTCAACCAAACCATGAAAGAAATCCGGGAGAATAACAAAGATGGTCGCCAGGCAAGAACTGAGGTCGAAAAATTATATAAAGAGATGCGAAAAGACCTTGGGTTAAATGAGATGGTTAATGGTGGTGATATCTTACCTAGTGACGAGGGAGAGATAATTAACACAAAGGATTTAAATGACAGGATTGATAATTTTTTAAAGGGAAAAACTAGCGAGTAAGACTTTTTTTATCTATGTTTGTAAAATGGATATAGTCGAATTTAAAAGGAATGTCTCATTGTATAGACTCGGAATCAGTGATTTGGTAGGAAAGGAGATGTTGGTATATTCCTTTTTAGTAAAGTGGTTATCTCCTACTCTGAAAGTATATACCTCTGTGGAGTTTCCGCAAACTATATTATATGGGGTACATAAGAATATTATCCTTCTTAGATATGATATGAAAAGCAATGCTATATATATTTATGATATAGAAATTTATCAATTTCTTACTGATTCAATGAATTTTGTATATTATAAGGTTCCAGAGTTAATTATTTGGTGGGTTGAAATAACACTTAATATTAAAGTATCTAAGTTATTATGGAAATTAGGTATATCTTATGATGAATTTGAAATTTCTTCATTTGTTTAAAAATTTAATATATAATACATATGAAATATGTAGAAACAAGTATTAGAGACTTTTTAAATGAAAAAACAAAAAATGAAAGTAATCTAAATGATAATTTTCATAAATGGTTTGGTGATAGTAAAGTGGTGGATGATGATGGGAAACCAATGATTGTTTACCATGGAACAGATAATAAATTTGATATATTTAAACTATCTAAATATGGTTCAAATGGTTCGGGTATTTATCTGACTCCATATAAGCATATCGCTGAGAATCATGGGAAGTATCTTATGGAGTTATATGTCAAAATCGAAAATAAATCAAATGGGGTAATAGTTGGTTATGAAATCATTG